ACCAAACCGCAACGCTGCATCGGTTGGATAGGTCGGAGCAATAATCGCAGAATCGGTAACGGGCTGCCAAACGCCCTGGAACTCCCAGTCAATAGTGACCATTCGGCCAGCAGGCATGGTCATTTTGAAGTTGCCAACCGCACCGGCAAGCACCTTATACATTCCGTTTTGAAATGCTCCGATGGTCAAAGTCTTGACGTTTGATCCAGGTGCTTCGGAAGTGGGGTAATAAACCTGCGTTGATTCGACGTATCCGCAACCAGGCAGCAGCACAGATGCCCAAGTTGGGACTGTTGACCCATCCCAACCAACGTCCGTCTTAAACGAGATTGAACCTTTCCTTGCTCCAGGCGATCCGACCAATGAATCAAAAGACGCTTGCCCTGGACGTTCTTCGACTTCGATCTCTGCTTGAACCATCACATCGTAAGCGTTAAACGCTCCTTCCGATGCTGTCAGTGATTCAGCGGTGCCATTAGTAGTTTCAACTTTGGCGGCAAGTGTTCGTAACTTCTTCAACAATGGCATGTCACTGCCTCCTTGTAAGGTTTATTGATTGGGCAAGTCTTTCGACTTCAAATTCGTCACTGAACATTTCTTGCATTGCTTGCTGCAATGTTTGGAGTGTTTTGCCTTGTGCTTTAATCCGCAATGCAATGCCATTACCGATCGGTTCGATTGCAATGCTTCTTGGTCGCAATCCGTCCAAGCTATCGCTTTCCACGATGTCACAAACACTAATGTAACCATTGGCTGGATTTATTTTTGCGAGTCGCTCTTTAACTAAATCAACCCCTGACTCCGCAACACATTGACTCTTATCTTTTCTTGTATTTCTTTTGCGAGTCTTTGACTGACTTTCTTTTTTATCGCTGGGTCCATGCTGTTGAAAACGTAAATCGCCCACGGTGATACTCCATCTAATCTTGTTATCGGTGTCCTTGTGTATCCAGTTCGCTTGAACGCATGACCGTTGAGGCTTGCTGCCAGTTGCCCTGGGCGTGGCCCCATAAATCCGCCGGGAACAGTTTTTCTTCCACGTTGCTTATCAATTAAGTATGAAACGCCTTTTTTGTTTTGTCTTGTCCCTCGGAAGTCTTTTAAGCTCGGTCTGCCAGTAGCGGCAAGGATCGACATTGCTTGGAGCGTTGTCTTGTTTGATTTAATCTTCTTGAGGTTCTTTTTGATATTCTTCTGGCTCATGTTAATTCGCTTACCGATCGCTTTTGCTTTTTGCGATGCGGTAAACGTCAGCGTCTTATTGATCGCTGAGTTAAGTTGGTACGGCATCTTCTTTGATGCTTGACCAAGGGATCGCTCAAGTGCTTTCAACCCTTCCGCTTGAATCTCCATGGCTTACCTCGTTGTGTACGGATCGGTTTCGGAAACTCGGTACGTCACAATAAGAGGAACATTCGCACCGTCAAAGCTGCCATCGGTGTCGATATTTTCTATTTGTCGAATCTGGGTATCAATCGCAAGCCCACCCATCGTATGCCACAAGCTATAGCTGGTGATGGTTCTAATTACCTCGGAGGTCATCAGGTTTGTCCATTCCTCGACTGGAACTGGATCTAACTCGCTTGGCATAACATGGCAGCGAATGTTGTATTGCTGATCGTATGCGACCGCAGGAGGGTTCCCAACAAAACTTAACTCATCGTTCCGTTCTGGATTCTCTTGCGTCATCACTACTTGCAGATGTTTTGGTGTCCATCCACCAAGACGCTTTGGGCGAATCACTTCCGATAGCTGGATTGAGTCATCTCGACCAGCTTCCAGCCGTTTCAAACGGTCAAATATCTCAACCGCTATTCGTTCAACTATCGGTCGTTTTGCTGTTAGCGGCATTCCAGCACTAGCATCCCGTGGTCTTGTGTCATCAACCGTGTGATGGTTTTTCTTTCCGCAGCCTTGCCATCTCTCGGCGGAAGTCCTATCTGGTCGCCACCGATATCAAGCTCATCACTGCTAATCCCGTCTGTCGAATCATTCTCAACATGCACTTCATAAACGGGGAGAACGGTATCACCGTCCTCCCCCAAAACCGTTATGGACTCCCGTATCACTACAGCACTTATTGAACGCTCAGACCGGGAAGTGGCGTTGTAATAAGTGTGCGGATAGTAGGTAACGGTTTCTGCAAAGTCATCGGTGGAGAGAAACACCGATGACGCATCAGTTTCTATTTGACTTCGAAGAGTCATCGTTACCTTCGTGAACGAATCTTAATGTAGTCAATCACAACGCTGTCGGTGTTCGTGTCGGCAGTCTTTTGGATCTGCACGAACGGTTGAAGCCCAGCGGCGTAATTGCTCATATCAAACGTAGTCGAAGCCGCAACCCGAGCCCCGTCAATGTAGAAGCGAACGTCATCAGTGCCAGCGGCAAAGCTAATAACAAACTTCTTATACGCATTGATCAGAGTCGTGCCAGTGGCAACGTCATCGTTGTTATTCGTTCCATCGTCGCTTTCGACTACCACGTTGGTAGTGCTATCAGCACCGATAACACGGAACAAAGCCTGCTCACCGATAGTGTCAATCGCATCGTTGCGAGCAGAGGACAAGCCAAACGCCACCATTGAGGTTGCGTCAATTGCAGCTTGTCCCATTTTTACACGCAATTCAATGTCGATCAGATTGTCAATGTCGTAGTTCAACACATCGCTCTGGAACAAGCAGACGTTTTGAACCTCCGACTGATTATCAAACGCAAGCGTTGCTTCGCCGTTGATTCCGCCAACCGTATAGGTCGGAGTACCAGCAGACGAAGTATCCGCAATGTCCCACATATCGTTTCCGGCAGGCGATGCCGTCAACGTCATGGGACCAAGGAAGTCCTCGCAGAACTCCACAAAATCTTGAATACCAGCCATAACCTAATTCCTTAAAAAGTAAAACGATTCTCGCATTCCGCTACGTTACTGGTTACGCACCAGCGTTCTTGTAAAGCCCTCGGAAGTCGATTGCGGCAACGCCAAACGTCTGGCGAACCTTGTACTTGTAAACGTCCTTGTCGAAGTCCCACTCATTCTCAAGCACTGGCGATTCCTCGCCTTGCAAGAAACTAAGCTCAACCGTGTCGATCTGGTTTGCACTTGCTGCCAAGTACCAAGCAGTCGTGCTGTTACCGTCCAGCACAGGCTCGGCAACCACTCGCAGCGGTCGTGAACCGTTTGGACCGTAGATGTTCAGCGTGTTGCTGTTGAAGTTTGGACGGGTCGCATCTTCGGTAGACGCTGCCGCATTGCTTGGATCAGCAATCGAACCGACAACCTGCAACGCAGTCGCCGCAGCAGCAGCCGGAACAATCAGATACGATGGCTGAATGTTCAGGATCGCATCGCTGGTAGTTCCCAGCCCCTTCATCGTCATCATCGACGTGAAAGCGGTGTTCAAGGTTGCAACGCTAATCGCTGCACCGCTTGCGGCAAGGTTTGAGTGACCACCCGCAGTCGTCTGTGCGGTCGTGTTAAACAACGCACCAGTGTCAGCCATCGTTGCATTGGCAGTCAGCACACCGTAAACAGCAGCGTTTTGCTTTCGACGGCAAGCGTTCCCCTGCATCGCAGGGATTCGGCTAATTGCATCGAGGTCATCGTTGACAACGGTTTCCCATGACACGGTGAAAACCGAACCATACTTTTCCACCTTGTAACTTTCCTTCGCATCACTCATCGGTGACTCGGGATAGTCGTGGTTCTCTGGCACAACTTCCGGGTTCGCAACCTCGGAGAACCGAATGCGATTGATCGCCTTGAAGTCGGCAACACTTGACGCTTGGCGAGCCCAGATACTCCACGTATAAGGTGCTTCGTCATAAGCGGCGAGCAGCGTCTTGTTCGCAGCGTCCAACATCAACTGCGAAAAACTGCCAGTCGTATGGTACGCATCACGTTGGATGTTAAAGCGATTCATTGCACCGGGATGACCCATCGCAACCATAGCGATGTCACGGGCGTTCATCTTGTCGGTGTTTCCACCCATGCGTTGCACGAACTTTTCTGCCGTTCGACGCAAGCCAAGATGAGCAAAGTCGCTTGATCCGGCAGAAGGACTATCGACTCGCTTTTGCACTCCTGCGGATTGGTAAGCACGCTGCACCAATCCGTCGCTAGCTGCCTGATAAAACTTATCCGACTCGTCTCGAGTGACATTTACGTTCATGCTTTCACTTTCGGCAGTTTGCCCAATAGCTTTGTTTGCGGCTCGCTCGATGATTGCTTTCCGAGCAGCGTCAAGCGATTTCTCGCTGTTTGCAAGCTCATCAGCAAAGGAGCGTTCGAT